GATACCTCCTTTCTAAAGGTTGCTGTTTGACTAAGGGGCTTTATGCCCCTTTTTTATTGATTCTGCAATTAACAAAAATAATTCATTTTGCAGTTGTTGTGTTTTTTCTTTAGATTCTTGCAATCTTGCTTTTGTTTTTTCTATTTCTTTTTTTAAACTCATTTACGATCCTGCAATAATGCAAATATAAACAATAAACATAAAGCAATGACAGCCCAAAAACTCATATCTATAAAGCCCATCATCTGTTCTCCAGTTTATTACGTAGCCTTGTTAAGTACCATATGGCCTTATCAATATCTTGCACGTTAGAATCTTTATGATCTTCTCTCCAAATGTATTTAAGAGCTGCCGCTTTACAATAGCCCTTGAACTCTTCAAAGGTTAAAGCTGATTCTATTGCGTCTATACATTCAATAGGGCCTTTCTTGTAATGTGGTGGGTTTATGTTATCTGTTTCTATCATTTTGTTTCTCCATTCCGAATACATCTGCATGATGTAGATTAATAAGTTGTTTCACAATTTCACCAGTAGTCACTCTTCTTTTAGCTTCGTCTGAATATAAAGTTCTTAAAGACGTTAAGTTTTTACTTGTTGAAGGATCAACTTTAAAAGTTACTAATTTAGTATTTTGTTTTGCTTTTTTAAAATTTAGTTTATTCATTCTATTCCTCTCTATAAAAGTTACCAGTATCAAGCTCAACAACATTAGGACTGTTGTATATGGTTGCTTGTTTGCCACCACTCCACACTACTTTGTTGTATTCTTCTAAGTAATCGCTCAAAAAGTTCCAACCTACTTCCATATCGGTATGGTTCATTTTAAATACTTTACTTGCATAAGGTGGTTTCTTCTCTTGTGCTACAAACACAAAGTCATGTACCTGGAAACCAGCACGCTCAAAGCCACGCTTATACCATGCGGCTTGTAGATCATAGGAGTACCGTCTTACTGAATTGGTAAATCCCCTAACAGAACAATCAGCAGTGGTTTTGTAATCTACAAGCACTATGGCATTTTCCCCGTGTGGTTTATCAAACGGATTTAAAACTACGTCAGCTCTAGTCTTACATAGCAAATCTTGTTCATACCAGAATATTGACACCTCGTAGGGTGCATCAAAAGAGCTAGGATACTCTTTATCTGGATTTAGATAAGCTCTCGCTTCGGTTACTAAGCTGTTTTGCATGCTATATATGGTATCTTTGTCTTTTTCGTTGATAACAATCAAACCCTTATCAAGACTTTCTTTCTTAAGAGCTTTGTTAGTATTGGTATATGGAGATCCAGTAATAGTAACTACATCACTAAAGAATGCTCCCTCTCCCTCTACAATTAATGAATGTGCCGCAGATCCAAAGTTCATAGCTGTTGTTTGCTCTATAACTTCTTCCAAAGCATGTAATTGACTTTGACTAAATCTTCTTATGTGTGAAGAAGATATGCCTGGCCCATTGTGATAAAAGCTATTACTCATGTTCGGAAAGTAATAAGCATCGCCTACCTTTTTATGTGGTAGATCTTCTAGCATATCAGGTAATTTATTCATGATGCCTCCTTAGATTTAGTAATATCATCTACTGCTGATTGCAGTTCTTTAATAGCAACACCACATTGCCAAACAAGGTAATTAATCTTATCTTGTTCTATTTGTTTCTCTAAGTCTTCCTTAGATGGATTTGTGTAACTGATTACTTCGTCCATAATAGCAGTTACGTCTAATTTAGGTTTTTCCATTTTACTTCTCCAAATAAATGAGTTTGTATTATTGCATTTATTTCTGTATGATGTCAACCATAAGTAACCATTTATTATTTATGAGGAGTAAATATGGGAAGAACAAATGATTTGTATACAATGATGCGTTTATCGTATGAACAAGCTACAGATGACTACAATACTAAAAAAGCAGATTCACTCGTTAATGCTTACAAAAAATACTACAAAATAAACGTAGGTATGAAATGTTATGATCCACAAGGTGATTTAATTACCTTTTATGATGAAGATTATAACGATCAAAGAGCATTATGAATGTAGTAAACATAAACAAAGTTAGATGTAGTATATGTAATGGCTACATAAAACCATTAAAAAATGATGACGGAGAGGTTGTATGGGAGCATGGAAACAATGCTGAACCTGTAAACTCTGGACGTTGTTGTGATGATTGTAATTGGACAAAGGTAATACCAGCTAGGCTATCACAGATGAGGGAGTAGCGGTATTATGAAATATCGTGTTATGATGCGGAATGCCAAAGATTGTAGAAATCAAAGACAAGATGGGCAAACCCACATTACAAGAAGTTATTTCCAGACTTGATGGTATGGTTGAAAACATGGTTTATCGGGGCGAAAGTCGTTTGAATATTGTCCTGGCAAGCTTAAGTTTTTTTATCGCACAGGTTAGTAAAGAGTTTGAAGATAAAGAGGTTGCTAAGTTAGTTGATGAACTTTTAGCTCAATATATTGACAAATCTGCCAACAAATAGATTATTGTCTATTATTGTCATTTTGTCATGACAGCTAAAAACATGATAAGAATGGGGGTTTCAGGATTATTGTATTTTTTTCATTTTTGTCATAAGAGAATAAGTAAACTTAGTTAAATAATTGAGATAATACTTGACTAGATCTACTCTCTTCAAGTATCCTCACAATACACTTTAGGGTAAAGTGGGGGTAGGTATTATTAAAACTTACGCCTACTCTAATATGCAAAACATGGGATATAGAAAAAATAACTTAGAATATGAACCTATAATCTCTTCTGAAGAAGAAGCTCCCATAGAATATTGTAATCTTGATAACTCCCTCAACAGACGACAACGCAACTTTATTTGGATTGCAGTCAATAATCCTCGTTTATCTTTAGTAGAGTGTGCCCACAAAGCTGGGTATACAAGTCCTCGTCAAATGGCCAATAAACTCATGAACAAGCCTATTATTCGTAAGGAATATAATTATCTTATGAACCAGGCTAAGAAGAAGTATGAGCTCAACTATGATCGGGCCGTGCAAGATCTCTATGATATTCGGGACAAGGCTATTGAGTCGGGGTCATTTAATGCTGCAATATCTGCTCAGAACTCACTGCTCAAAGTCGGGGGCTTAATTGTTGATCGTAAAGAAGTTATGTTCGGGAAGGTGGATCAAATGAGTCGGGAAGAAGTAGAAACAAGATTAGCACAGCTCATGGGTAATGTTGTTGAGGCTAGTATAGAAAATAAGGTTGACGACCTGGATCTACCTGATCAAGATAATGAAGAAAAAAGGGAAGAAGATAAAAAGGCATAACTAATCTATTGGAGGAGATGAGAAGTAAAAATAGTAAATCAGACTATGCCTTAGTCCGAATATAACAAATTACTTCTAATTGTTCAAGAAAACATCTAAAGCCTTGAATAGGCTCTTACGGGATTTAAACCAAGCTGATTTAATATGTTGGTTGTCTTGATAAACCAAATATCCAACAGTAAAGCCGACTTTATCAATATTTGGGTATCGTTGTAAGTCATGCTCTACTGCATCAAATGGTACTATCTTAATGTAATATTTATTTATTGTTTGGCTCATTAGGGTTAGAAAATATAAACATTAACATAAGAACGACACAAGAAAATATAAACAGGTTGCTCATTGTTTAGATACCTCCTCTAAATAAATAAAATAATGCCTTTAATCTCCATTCAGATAAATGGCGTAAGTGATCTGGTATTTCATCTGAAACCTCCTCTCTTTCATCTGCCCATAAACCCTCATCTGAACCACAGTCTAAACATAAATTCTTTTCTGCAATTACATTCCTACTGCCACAACACATGCAACATAAGGGCATGTCAGCTATTTCTTGCCAACTGTATGATCTTTCCATTAGTCTTGCTCCCTTATTTTTTTTTGTTCTTGCATGTGTTTAATAATTTCAATTAATAAATTATCAAAATCGTCTACATGATATTTATCTAGTAATTCTTCAATCATTATGCTGACTCCTTTTCTAGTTTAGCCAATACAGTCCATAAAGGTTGTAAGTCATTTTCTTTGATACCAACATCAACACAATTATAATCTGCGTCATAAGATACTTTATGTTCTGCTACATACCATTGATTGTTTTTAAATAGATAGATCCATTCAATGTCGAACTGCACATCATTATAAAATGTGTGTGCTGAATGATATGTTAAAGGTGGGTCTATGTTTGCCCTATCATCTAAACATTCTTTAATGGTAGGTCTTAGACAAGACAGATAACCTTGATTGGCTAGTTCTTCTGCTTTTTTTTGGTTGTTGTAATGCTCATTAATTAATAAGCCGTTATATTCTGGGTAGCCGTCATAATGACAGTATGTCACTACGACTTGCCCATTAGCTCGCTGATATGCGATATTACTTCTCGTTCCCATTTGTTATACCTCCTATAGTATTTATTATGGTTTCCAATTCACATTTATAATCATACGCTTCTTAATCTATTTGTCAACAATTTGTATACAGTTAATATTATAAAGATTATTTATATGGCTAGATGTTCGGGATTAATCGCATCTGCCCCCTCTCTTGGTCAAGCTCGTAAATAAAATCATACATACACAAAGATACATGAAGATCCAATCGGGTCGGGTCGGGATTGTCGGGATTATGTGTCGGGTCGGGTCGGGAAATGCCTTTAACACAATATAACACACCAGACACATGAGCAGGAAAGAACATTTTGTATACTGCTGGCGTCTGGGTTGCCAAGCTCTATCTATATCTATTAAAAATAAACTAAAGTAATTGTTGCTATTTGTATCCACTATGCTATATTAGATGTTCATATAAATTAAATAGGAGAAGTAATATGATAAGAAAATTTGAACAAGAAGCCATAGTCAATCAGATTATGGAGGGTGTCCACGAAAGAGTGGATAAGCAAATAACCAAAGCCGAGAAGTCTGCTGACTTCAAAGCTATTAAGAAGTTAGCTGACAAAGTAAAGGAGTGTTATAAAGAAAAAGAGCAGATTTCAAATAAACTACACACTATGGAGTCTGCTTGTAATGAAGCTATCAGAAACTATAACAGCATGAGCCAAGAAGCCTTGTATGGTATTAGTTCTTTTACTTATAGCAACAAAGAACTTAATTGGTTTAAACATGATTGGCAGACTAGAGATAGAATATCTGACAAGTTAGCAATAGCATTGCTAGAGCCAATGGCACAGGAAAGAATAAAAGATATCATCATGTCTATCGCTGATGAGGTATCTAAGTAATGTGCCTACAGAAATGTCCTAAGTGCAACGAAGACCATATTCATTATCTTGGTGATAACTGCACAGGTGAGATGGAAGATTGGCATTGTCAAACTTGTGATGCACACTACGAAGTAGATGTGAATATACATAGACACTTTGAAACCATGAGGGAGGTGGTGTTTGAATAACAAATAAGAGAAGTAAGAAGCCCGACCTAGTGTCGGGTTTTTTTATGTCGGGAGTCGGGGTTCGGGATTACTTGCCAAGCACAGATAAACACACAATAAGGTAAACACAGTTAGATCCAGGAGATCTAGCAGATCCACCAGGGAGCTGGCAGAAGAAAGATGAATGGAGTGTTGACATTTTGTATACAGTGCGTATAATTAATAGTATGTAAAGTGCATTACTTATCTGACAGGTAGGGAAGAATCAACTAACAGGAGCAAAAGCTCAAAGCCCAAAGAGGCACAGATAGATTCCGCGAGTATAAGTGACCACGAACCAAGCCCGTTTAGTCGGGCTTTTTTATGAGTCGGGTGTCGGGGTTTCGTTCTTTCGGTGCAGGGCATTAAACACACAAGCTAATTAGATCCACAATACTAGGTGATCTGGATCTGACCAGGGGATCAGACGCAGAAAGATAGTTGTTGACAAAATGTATCCAATGTGATTCAATAAGCTTTTACAAATTAGGAGAAGTAATATGTATAAGATAGTAAGGTTTTGTTTTGATGATAATCATCCAGACAACCACAAAATAATCAAAACTGGACTAACTGAGGCAGAAGCTCAAGAGCACTGCCAGAGTGAAGAGACACATGAACCAGGCGTTTGGTTTGACGGTTATACGGAGCAATGAATGGATTTGTTTACAATATCAGTTGTTGTACTGGTGGTGGTGTTCCTAATGTCGGGTCGGGTGTAAAGTAGCTTTCATGTCTAACCTAGCAACCACCACCACTACTACACACACAAGGAAGCCAGGAAGATCTACCAGGTTAGATCAGGGAGGAACTCCTTTTAAAAGATTGGCCAGACAAAATGAGTTTAATGGCTTTAGACCAGGCGATAAAAACTATAAAGGTAGCGATAACCCAAGATGGAAAGATTAACTAAATCATTCGGGTACATCGGGTACTGCCACTTAGGAAAGGCTCGGGTTTGGTCAAGTTCATTAACACAATGTATTGATGAATCCCAGGACTTTATCCAGGCCAACCCAAGATACTTGACCAGGAAAGGTTTATTTATTTATGAACTAATAAAAGGTGAGGAAAGAAAGTTTATTAAAAAAGTTTACAAAATGTAGACAATACGTGATACAATAAATTATCTTTTAAACAAAACCTATTAGGAGGGTAATATGAAGATAGAAATAAACTTATACGATGAAACAGGTGAGAGGGTCGTTGGCAAAGCCATAGAGACTGATTGTCAAAGTCTTATCATTAATGGCGTTCATGTCATTCAAGCAGGTGGAGTTCATGCAGAAATGCGACAGCTTCAACAAGAGCAACAAGCTGACAATGTTGTTCCTTTGGAATTGAACTAATGAGTGCAAAAGAAATGCAAGACAATGACTTCATAAACTTTCAAGATGATTTCTATAATCTTTTGGAAAAGTACGGAGTAAGTAAGATTGACATTGAACACCCACAATATATGACTATTCTACTTCTTAGAAATAAGGTAGTTGAGTTTATAGAACAAGAAACATATCTAAAATAACAAATAGTCGGAGGATTAAGGGAGCAATACGCTCCCTTTTTTTATGTTCGGAGTCCCAGCAGGACACAATAATCGGTCGGTGAAGGCGTCTGAAGAAGGGGGGGGACACAAAAAGTGCAAGGCATATATATAGACACACAAGGTTAATAACAAACACACTCAAAACATATATTTAAGACAATGCTAGCAAATTTTATAAAAATTCTGATACAATCAGATTTTAACTACGAGGTACCACATGGACGAAGATATGATGGGTATGCAGGTTGACCCAGTTATGATGCCTGAACAACCAATGATGCAAGGGACTCCTGCCCCCCAAGAAATGCCAGGCCAAATGCAGTCTCAATTAGACGACATATCAGGATCTGACCAAGAAGAGGCTAAACAAGCCCTCACACAAATTATTAAAATTTTACAACAAATGGTATCTCAAGGTGCTTCTGATGAAGAAATCCAAGCTTTTCTACAGCAAGTAGGAATTACTATGGAAGAATTACAGATGGCTAGGGAGATGTTTGGTATATGAAACAGGCTCAAAACGTTCCACAACAAAACGACATATCTAGAATACTAGACTCTATATCAATCTAGCCAGTCATGGCTATTTCTAACATATCCTCTCTTTTAGATGAACTAGAAGCTGACTCTAATCCAAAAAACATTACAGAACTACCTGAAGAAGTAATAACGTTTTTACCTCCAATGACACAAAATTTCTTAGAAAAATTTGAAAAAATAAACGGAAAATTATTTTTACCAATACAAGATGTAGATAGATTAACATTAGAAGCAGAAAAAGAAAAAATGGGACAATTAGCTTTGCGTAATGACCCACATGGAGGAGGTTTTCACGGGGGAAACCCAGAACTAAGTGGAGCTGTAACTGATGACCCAATGGAAATAAGAGGAAGAGAATTTAGAGGACCTTATGACAAATATGGCTCAAAACCTGATGTTTTTAGAACATTTGACCCAGATTCCATATTACTAGAACAAAAATATAGATTTCCAACAAGAGCTAATCAATACATACCTTCAGATACGCCTTTTGCCGTTGGTACATATGACAGAATGGGTGATACTATGCTATTAAGTGGGACTGGCGAAAATCCTTTTACAACGAGAAAAATTACAGAACCTCACGAGTATATGCATAGAGGTATTAGTTATAAACCTTTTGAAGGTGGACTTGCACAATTTTTTGCTGCAGTTGCAGATCTTGGTGCAGAAAAAGCTGGATTACCTAGTATTTTTAATACCATGCAAACAGGTGAGGCACAACATGAGTACATAGATAAAGCTATAGACCAGTATTTAGAACAAAGTATGTCAAGCGAGTTAAAAGAAAGCGATGATAAATATAATAAAGCATTAGACGACCTAAAAATGCAATTTATACAAGAATATGATTCTGTTGAAATAGGAAAACAAAAGTTTAACGAATATATGACTGAAAATAATTTGAGTTACAAATAAAAATGGCTGCAAGAAAAGAAATACTTTCAGACCTTAGTACCAAAATATCTGATGGTAACATTAGTGATGCCTATCGTACTTTTGAACAATTACCTGTTGTAGACCAAATAGCTGTAAGTATCTCCCCTGGTGTTGGTGATGTTCTTGCGGCCTATGAGGTTGGTGAGTTTGGTCGTAGAGCCAAAACTAACATACAAGATAAAGATAGACTAGGTGCAGCAGGCAATATAGCCTTATCTGCACTATCAGGTATTAGTTTAATACCATTATTTAGATTTCTTAGAGGTGCAAGAGGTGTAACAAAATCTGCTACAAAAGCAGTGGACGCTCCAAAAACTCTTAAACCCCCTGTTGAAGAGCCGTTACCACTTGCACCGCCTAAGGAGCCAAAGGTAAAACTACCTAAAGTAGAGCCTTTTGAACCTAAGGGTATTAAACAAATTAATTATCAAGCAGGCGATTTTGAATTTGGATCAAAAGCTAGGAAGTGGGTCAATGGCATTGAGCAGCCAAATATAACAACCTTAGGTAAAAAAGTACAAAAACTACCTGTAGAGCAATGGGTACAAAGATTAGAAAACGCTGGGGTGCCAAAAGGTGAGCTTAGAGTATTAAATATTTTAGATGAGTCCAACTCAATACATCCTAAACTAATTATGTCTGCTGATGCTAAAAAATCTTTATCAAGACAAAACCTTGATGATTACATAGCTAGATCCCAACGTGATGCTATACAAGTTCGTAATACACCAAAAGATTTGTTACAAAACCCAGAAACAAGACCAGATTTTATAAATTTAGACACACAAGGACAGCTTAATTACTTTGTAAGAGGTTCTGGTGAGTATAGAAATACTCCACATCATAACCAATCTTTAAAATACCCTGATGGCAAAACTGGTGATAATGCTTATGTTTTTGATGGTACGGGTAAATATAATGCTATTCAAAGACTAGGTGATTTACGTCCTAGATTAGCACCTGAGGATTTTAAAACTATTCAAGATGATTTACTCGAACTTAAAATTGATCCTTTTAGTCAAGGTAAAAACGTATTTAGAATGCAATCTGACTTTCAAGAAGAAGTTTCTAAAAGACTTAGACCTACACAAATAAGAACATTTGAATCTGCTAAAACTAATTTTGACTCTGTTGTAAAAATACCTCGTGTTTATCAAGAAGCTAATAAATCTATAAAAGATTTTATTTCTGTAGGGCCAGATGCATTAATTACTGGTACTCAAAGAACTGACTTAATGAATAATTTAAAACCAGAATTTGTAGATGCCTTACGTGCTAATGACGAACAAGCCATGCGTAAAATACTAGGAGATGATTTATACAAGACATTTACTGATACTGAGTTTGGCACAAGAGTGCCTGGTAAATATTTTGAATCTAGTGATGAATTAGATGGGCTAGCAAGTGTTGTTGAGTTTATAGAATCAAGAATATTAGGAAATTTTGCAGTAACACCAAAAAATATTATAAGAAAGTTTCCTGAATTAGAAGACTTTTCAAAGATTGATTCTAATTTTGACAGTGTTGTAAAAGAAGTATTCAAACGTACTAAAAACGTTGAAAAAATAAAAGAAAAAATATTTAAAGGTAAACCTACTGGATTTGTAAAACCAGAACAACAAAAAGAACTAATTAAACGTTTAAAAAATTACAACAAAGAAGTTGACGCAGTAAACGATCTTACAGCTAGCGGTGGTCGTGTTGACATAGATGCAATAATTGAATCTTTAAATAGAGATGTTAGAGACTTAGGTATTGATAGTCTATCTATTTCTCCTAGAGAATTAGAGCGTATAACAGGTAAACCTTTTACAGACTCTTTAGATTTAACGCCAAGCGATATATTTAATTTAACAGACAGAGCAGGTAACAGGGTTTACAAAGGCATAGATTTTGATGATTCTAATGCTCTTTCTAAAGCTTACTTCGATGACATAGCTGATCAAGGTAAAACATTTTTTGATGCAGCCGATGGTGTTAAGGTACTTAAAAAGGCTACAGGTATCAATCAATCACAATATGGCATGAAAATAGATCCATATTTTGATGGTGGTAATTCTAAATATTTTAAATTGCCTGTTAGAGCAAACATTTTAGACTCTGCAAATAAAGGCGATGACTTTTTATTTATAGGCAATCGACAAGCTGCTGCAGAAAATTTTGATACAGACATTGTAAAAACATACGAAAGTGCACAAAATGAAATAAAAAAAGTGCTGAAAGAGCTAGGTGTTAGCGAACAAGGCGTTGTAAAGACAATTAAGGGCACTGGAACAGAATTTGATGGAACTTATCTTAAATTTACAGACAAACTTAAAGAAGCCATAGAAAAACAAGGCGTTAATGCTTTTAAACGTGGTGGTGCTGTTGAAAAATCTTCAAGATTTAATAATTTTGTTGAAGATGTAACAACTAAATTAAATAAAGCTGCAAATAAAGCATTAGATGAAAATGAAACAGCTCAACAAATAAAACAATTTTTAACTTCACCAGAGGCTAGATTATATATAGAAACTGTTTTGAAAAAAAACGAAGAACCAATTACGCAAGATTTTTTTACTCAACTAGAAAACGACATATATAAAAAACAAATTGTTAAAACATTAATAAATGATTCAAGTGCTGATGTTGATTACAGAGCTGTAGATAAAAATGCTTTTCAAAATTATGATGACTATGCCTCAATACCAATAAGTTTTTATGGCTCTCCTATTAGAAGTGCTTTTGGTAATGCTAGATTACGTATACCAAAAAATACTACATACGAAGATGCTGAAATAGAAATATTTGATAAATATGATTTTGGTAATGAGTATGGTGGAGACAGTTATATAAAAAATTTAAAAAAAATATATGACGGTATACAAAATAGAAATCCTACAGATATATTTACTGGTATGGAATATTTTGCTGAAAGGTATGGAAGAACAATATACCCAGAAAAAGATACAGCAAAAATGTTAGGTAAAGAACCAAACTTTGTACCAGTTTCAGTTAAGTATCCTGTTTCAGACTTAATGACTAAAGAACAATGGGATCAATATACTAATAAATTTTTTAGTCAATTTGATGGTGAAAAAGTAGGTGATTCACGAAAGTGGAATATATTTGAAAACCCATATGAAGAGTACAATAATCCATATGAAGCTATAAACCCTGAAGTAATGGAAGGTATTGGAAGTATTAGTAAACTTGCAGCTTATCTTTCAGGTGCTGATGATCCGTATATTAGCAGCAATGTTCAAATGATGAAACCAGATGTTCTTGTAGAAAAAAAAGCAACAGGCGGCGAAGTTCCCTCTGAAAGACAACAAGCCAAATTATCAAAAAACAAATTAGATGAAATAGAGGCAGAGTTGCAAGATATACTAGGCTTGTCTAGCATGGGTGGACCAGAGTTAAATATAGGATTTGGTAGAAAGCTTTGAAACTAGCACATCTATCTGATCAAGAAATAAAAGAAACTTTAGTTTTAAAAGAACGATTAGAGTTGCTCAAAAATCAAAAGAAATGCCAAGACAGTTTTCTTAACTACGTAGAATATATGTGGCCAGAGTTTATATGTGGCCGTCATCACAAAATTTTTGCACAAAAACTAGAAGACGTTGCTAACGGCAAAATTAACCGATTAATTGTTAATATGCCACCTAGACACACTAAATCAGAGTTTTGTTCTACCTATTTCCCTGCTTGGATCATGGGTAAGCAACCGAATCGTAAAATCATGCAGACCACTCACACAGGTGAGCTTGCAGTACGATTTGGTCGTAAAGTTAGAAACATGATGGATACTGACGAATATAAACGTATTTTTACAGAAGTGGAACTACAAGCTGATTCTAAGTCAGCAGGTCGTTGGGAAACTAACAAAGGTGGCGAATACTTTGCAGCAGGTGTTGGAGGAGCTATTACGGGTAGGGGTGCGGATCTTCTTATCATTGATGACCCACATTCAGAACAAGATGCACTAAGCCCTAGTGCCTTAGAATCTTGTTGGGAATGGTATACCTCTGGACCTAGACAGCGTTTACAACCAGGAGGAGCCATTATCTTGGTTATGACAAGATGGAGTTCTATAGACTTAACTGCAAAGCTTTTAGACGCACAACAAGAAGAAGCTGCGGATCAATGGGAAATAGTAGAGTTTCCCGCTATATTTCCCGAAACCAACAATGCTTTGTGGCCAGAGTTCTGGGCTATAGATGAATTAAATAAAGTAAAAGCTTCATTACCAGTACAAAAATGGAATGCACAGTGGATGCAGACTCCAACTTCTGAAGAAGGTTCTATTGTTAAACGTGAGTGGTGGAATATATGGGAGGGTAATACATTGCCACCTGTTAGTTATATTATACAAAGCTACGATACTGCTTTTAGTAAAAAAGAAAACGCTGACTACTCAGCTATATCTACATGGGGCATATTTCGTCCTACACCTGATTCACCTGATTGTATTATTTTGCTTGATGCACAAAAAGGCAGATGGGACTTTCCAGAGCTAAAACGTATTGCATATAACGAATATAAATACTGGGAACCTGATATGACTTTAATTGAAGCTAAAGCTTCTGGGACACCACTTACACACGAACTTAGAAGACTTGGTATCCCTGTTGTTAATTACTCGCCTACTAGAGGACACGACAAATCTACACGTATGCACTCAGTTGCACCTATTTTTGAATCTGAATTAGTCTATGCACCAGAAAAGAAATTTGCAGAAGAAATGATAGAGGAGTGTGCTGCTTTTCCTTTTGGAAAAAATGACGATTTATGTGATACTATGACTCAAGCTCTCATGCGATTTAGAGAGGGCGGTTTAGTTTCTCTTGACGATGACTATTCAGATCAAGACAAAGCACCAGTTAGAAGGGTATATTACTAATGGCAATAGAAAAAGATATTAATCCAACAATCCTAAATGAAGAAAATCAAATGCCTCTAGGTGATGAGGGTATGTCAGTAGCACTTGCTGCTATTGAAGAAGCTGGTATGGAAGACTTTGTTATGCAAGAGGATGGTAGTGCTGTTTTAGAATCCAGTATGCAAGAACAAATAGATACAGGATTTAATGAAAACTTAGCTGAATCTATGGACGATAATGATTTAGCAAGAATATCCAATCAACTTATGGATGGTATTGAAAAAGACAAATCATCACGAGAAGACTGGGAAAAAACTTATACCGATGGCCTTAAATATTTAGGTATGAAGTTTGACGATGAAAGATCTGAACCTTTTGAAGGTGCATCTGGTGTTATACACCCGTTATTAGGTGAAGCAGTTACAACTTTCCAAGCACAAGCATACAAAGAATTATTACCCTCTGGTGGACCTGTTAAAACACAAGTTATTGGTGCATACGATAGTGGCGTAGAAGAACAAGCTCAAAGAGTAAAAGAGTTTATGAACTATCAGATTACTCATGTTATGGAAGAGTTTGATGAAGAGTTAGACCAAATGTTGTTTTACTTACCTCTTGCAGGTTCTGCTTTTAAAAAGGTTTATTACGATGAAGCTCTAGGTCGTGCTGTTTCTAAGTTTGTAGCTCCAGAGGATTTAATCGTACCTTATTACACTACAGATCTAGAATCATGTCCTAGAATTACCAATGTTATTAAAATGCCAGAAAACGAAGTTAGAAAACTACAAGCTCTTGGTTTTTATCGTAAAATAGATATAGATTACGGTGATGATATTAATGCATCTGATGTAAAAGAAGAAATAGATAAGTTATCTGGCATGGAGCCATCTTATGATGACGGTGAAGTATCTATGCTGTATGAAGTGCATTGTAATTTAGAATTAGATGGCTTTGAGGATATGGACGAGTCTGGAGAAACAACAGGTGTAAAGCTACCTTACATAGTTACCATTGATGTTAATTCTAGTGAAATTCTATCTATTCGTAGAAACTTTCAAGAACAAGATCCATTAAAAAATAAAGTTGAATACTTTGTTCACTTTAAGTTCTTACCTGGTTTAGGTTTTTATGGGTTTGGTCTTACACATATGATAGGTGGTTTATCAAAAGCTTCTACATCAATACTTAGACAGCTTATAGATGCTGGTACTCTTGCCAACTTACCTGCTGGATTTAAGACTCGTGGTATTAGAATAAGAGATGAGGACACACCGATTCAACCTGGAGAGTTCAGAGATGTTGATGCTCCTGGTGGATCACTTAGAGAATCAATCCAACCACTCCCATTTAAAGAACCTAGTGGTACATTATTAAATTTACTAGGTATATTAGTAGATGGTGGTAAAAAGTTTGCATCTATTGCTGAAATTAATACGGGTAAAGGTAATCCAAATGCACCTGTAGGAACTACACTTGCTTTACTAGAAAGGTCTACTAAAGTTTTATCAGCCATACACAAAAGACTGCACAATTCACAGAAAAAAGAATTTAGACTACTAGCACAAGTATTTAAAGAATACTTACCTCCTGAATATCCATATGCTATAGCTGGTGGCAATTCACAAATTAAATTAACAGACTTTGATGATAGGGTTGATATATTTCCAATCTCTAACCCAGATATATTTAGTCAATCCCAACGTATTGCTATGGCACAAGAAATGATGGCATTGGTGCAATCTAATCCAGAAGTTCATGGACCTACTGGTACGTATGAAGCCTATAAAAGAATGTACTCAGCTATAGGTGTGGATAATATAGAAAAAATACTTACACCACCCCCGCCGACAGAACCTAGTCCTTTGGAAGCAGGTTTTGAAAATAATAAACTTTTACTAGGACAACAAGCTCAAGCATTTGGCCAACAAAATCATGAAGCACATATAGCAACACACATGGCTCTGTTACAGACACCGCCTGTGCAAATGAACGCACAAGTACAAGCTTTGATACATTCACATATAATGCAACATTTACAAATGCAAGCAGATGCTTTAGCTGAACAGCAAATGCCACCAGAGGTGATGCAACAATTTCAACAGTTGCAACAACAATCACAACAAGCTAATCCAACAGAAGCACAACAAATGGCACAACAGGCAGGCGATATATTGGCACAATTTTCAGCACCAATCATGGCACAGCTTATAACAGAATATAGCCAAAAGGTTGCAGATCCAAGTGATGAAGATCCATTAGTAGCAATCAGAAAACAAGAGCTTGCTCTTAAAGGTCAAGAATTATCTATGGAACAACAACAATTCTTACAAGAGGAAAAACGTAAAGCTTTAGATGCACAAAGAAGAATAAATGTAGACAAAGAAAGAATAGGATCTATGGAAGATATAGCAGAATTACGCGATGAAACTGCTAGAGCAAGACTAGAACAACAAGCTCGTTTTAAAATGATGGACATACAAAATAAAAATTAATACTTGCAAAATTAAAATTCAAACAACATAATAAAACACATGATTAAAAGAACAGAAATAAGTCAACAGAAAACACCCAAGGTATTGAAGAATAAAAACAGCTATAGCAATAAAGGCAATGCGTCTTTAAAAACTAAAGCTGGTACTTTTTCTAAGAGTACCAAACCTACTCCAGGTATGGGTAAAGGAAAAGCAAGAGGCATGGGTGCCGCCGAGTTTGGTGGTAAGTTTTCAGGCATTTATTAATGTCATCAGTTTGGCTTGCTGAAAAGTTTTTAAAAGAACTTGAAGCTAGAAGAGAGGATACAAAAGACGCTATGCTGTCTGGTTGTAAAGACTTTTCTCAATATGAATATCTGCGGGGCCGTTACAGTTCTCTAGCCGATGCAGAAAATATTTTTAGAGAACTGCTAGGAAAAACACAAGAAGATGACCCAGATACAAGTCCCTGATCATGTCGCAAAGTCCATAGAGGCAGATCTCAAAGCTAAAGAACAAGACAAAACAGAAACTCCTGAACAAGAAGTAGAAGAAAATACTGCTTATGTTGCTGGAGCAGCAAGGGTTTTAGACCCTACTTTATTAGAAAAATCCTTTTTAGATCGTATGCCACAACCAACAGGTTGGCGTATGTTAATACTACCTTATGCAGGTAAGGCAGTTACAGAAGGCGGAATCCACTTAGTACAATCTACAGTAGATAGAGAATCTCTAGCTACTGTTGTTGGCTATGTGGTAAAAATGGGCCCTGATTGCTATGCAGATGCAAATAAATTTGCTGAACCATGGTGTCAGGAAAAACAATGGGTATTAATTGGCAGATATGCTGGTGCTCGCTTTAAGTTAGGTGATGAGTCTGAATGTAGAATCATTAACGATGACGAAGTGATAGCTACCATACTTGATCCTGATGATATTCTTGCAGTATAAGGAGAAAATATGTCTGAAGAAAATGCAAAGGTAGTAGAAGAAAATGAAGTAGAGGAAGGGGAAATTGTTGAACTAGAGGCTGTTGAAGAAAAACCTAAAACACAAATCCCTATGGATTCTGTTGATATAGAAGCAGAAGGAAAAATAGAAAATGTTTCTGAAGAACCAGAAGCAAAAAAAGAAGAAGAGTTAGAAGATTACTCTAAAAGTGTTCAAAAAAGAATAAATAATCTAACAAGAAAGCTTAGAGAAGCAGAAAGAGGACAAGAATCTGCTTATGAGTATGCAAAAAGAACTGCTGTTGAAAATGAGCAACTTAAAACTAAAAGCTCAAACCTAGATAGATCTTATCTAATGGAAGCAGAAAATAGGTTAAAGTCACAAAAACAACAAGCTATGTCTGCTTTAAAATCTGCACATGAAGTGCAAGATTATGAAAAAGTAGCCAAAGCACAAGATGTTCTTGCAAAAATAGCTGTAGAAGAAAATAAAGTAAATACTTCTAAAATGGCTATACAACAACAAGTAGCATCACAGCCAGTTGATATTAATGGCCAACTACAACAAAATGTTCAACAACAAACTCCACAATATCAAGCTCCACAATATCAAGCCCCACCAAAACTTGATGAAAAACAAGAAAAGTGGGTAGAAAACAATAGTTGGTTTGGAGAAGATGAAATTATGACTCTTGCAGCTTTTTCAATAGATCAAAAGTTAGTCCAGGAAGGTTATGATCCTAAAACGGATGAATACTATAGTGAAGTTGATAAACAGTTAAAAAAAGAGTTTCCGCACAAATTTGAAGAGTCTTCTGCTAAATCGAAGCCTCAACAAAAGGTGGCTTCAGCAGGCAGAGTAGCTGGTAATACTAGCTCAAAAAGACAAGTTAAGTTGTCGCCAGCAGAAGTTCAAATGGCAAAAAGATTAAACGTACCCTTAACAGAGTACGCAAAATATGTTAAAAGGTAATAGTTATGACAGAAAAAGATAACAAAAATTTAAACAGAACACCACGTTCTGCCGACACTCGAGCTGATAAAGTAGCTCGCAAACCATGGAGCCCACCATCTACGTTGGATACTCCTCCTGCACCTGAAGGTTATACTTACAGGTGGATCAGAGCCGAAATTGTAGGCCAAGAAGATCGTAAGAATATAACTTCAAGATTAAGCGAAGGTTTTGACCTAGTTAGATCTGATGAGTTACATGATTCTGACCAAGATCGTTTTGACACATTACAACAAGGTAAACACGCAGGAGTTGTTGCACGAGGTGGTTTGCTATTGGCTAAGATTCCAAATGAAACACGTGAGGAAAGGAACTCCTACTATGCCCAACGTGCACAAACTCAGCAAGATGCTGTAGATAACGATATGATGAAGGAATCAGATCCAAGTTCTCCGATGTTAAATCCTCAGAGATCAAGCAAAGTAACTTTTGGCGGTGGTCAACGTAGTTGATCGCTATAACTTTAAATAACAAATATAAGGTGACTTATTATGGCTAACAAAAATGCCCCTTTCGGAGCACGTGTTGTAGGTAAATTAGGTTCTGGAGTCCAAAATGGTGGAACTACAGAATACGCGATTGCCTCAGGTGCTTCTGGGAATATTTTTTCTGGCGATTTAGTAAAAATGCTCAACACAGGTACTATTTTAGTAGCTGCTGCTGGGGATGAGTCTATCGGAATTTTTAGAGGGTGTACTTTTACAAACTCTTCTGGTGAAACTATTTTTAGTTCATACTTTCCTGATGGCACTGTATCGTCCGATATTAAAGCATTCGTAATAGATGACCCTGATGCTGTATTTGAAATTCAAAGTGCAGGTTCTCCAGCTCAAACTGATGTCGGTTTGAACGCAGATATTTCCTATACTGCTGGCTCTGTGAAAACAGGGATGTCAGCTTTAGAACTATCTGGAACAACAGCAGCTACAACTGCTACGTTCAGAATTATGGGCTTTTCGAGTGACCCAGATAACAGTACAACAGGTTCAGCTAACGTGAATGTGATTGTTAAATTTAATGAGCATTTCTATGTCGATCCAACAGGAGTATAAATAATGGCAATTAACAGATCGCAACTAGCGAAAGAATTAGAGCCAGGTTTGAATGCCTTGTTCGGTATGGAATACTCAAGATACGAATCTCAACATACAGAAATTTTCGATACTGAAACTTCTGATAGAGCGTTTGAAGAAGAAACCCTAATAGTAGGGTTTGGTAATGCGGAAGTAAAATCCGAAGGTAGCGGTGTCAGATTTGATACAGCTAACGAAGGTTATACATCTCGTTACACCCACGAAACAGTGGCTTTAGCATTCGCACTAACCGAAGAAGCAGTTGAAGATAATCTTTATGATAGACTCGGAGCAAGATACACCAAAGCACTAGCAAGGTCTATGGCTAATACAAAGCAAATCAAAGCTGCATCTGTATTGAACAATGCGTTCTCTACAACAGGTGGTGATGGTAAAGTGCTTGTAGCTACAGATCATCCACTAGGCGGCGGCGGTTCACTAGCAAACAGAGCTACCACTATGGCGGATCTTAATGAAACTTCACTTGAAGACGCATTAATTAATATCTCTACATTTACGGATGATAAAGGTCTTAACATTGCGTTAAAAGGTATGAAGCTAATTATTCCACCACAATTAGTATTTGTTGCTGACAGATTATTACAAACTCCTGGAAGAGTTGGTACGTCTGACAACGACATTAATGCTATTAAGAATACTGGTATGCTACCTGATGGTTATGTTGTAAATAACTATCTGACAGATACAGATGCTTTCTTCTTGAAAACAGACTGTCCTGACGGATTTAAGTATTTTGAAAGATCTCCAATGACAACTTCATTGGAAGGTGACTTCGATACTGGCAACATGAGATATAAGGCTAGAGAGCGTTATAGCTTCGGATATTCAAACTTTAGAGCCGTTTACGGCTCTCAAGGAGCTTAAAGGAACGAATTATTGTAGCGTTTCTCACTCAACTACAATTACTAAGGGAGCTTCGGCTCCCTTTTTTTGTTGATTACTTTTATTTCTAGGTGTAAACTCAAGATAGTTAAAAAATTAATTAGCTTAATGAGGATCGATTTCGATTTCCATTAATACAAGTAAAGGAGTTCATAATGGCTAATCCACATTTTCAAAACTTAATATTATGGGCAGGTAATACTGTTGCAACTAAGCATAAAAAAGATATGCCTATGTTTGCACCATATCCATCTGACCAAACATTCTATATGTATCATAATGATTTCATGACGTATAACTCAGGCGACTGGACTATTACGACTACTGAAGCAGGTACAGGTAGTGCAACTGAAGCTGTAACTTCGTCAGCAGGTGGGGCTTTATTGCTTACTAATGCTGCTGGAGATAATGACTTAGACTTTTTACAATTAAAAGGCGAAGCATTTAAGTTAAGCACAAGTAAAAGAGCATACTTCTCAGCTAGATTCAAAGTAAATGATGTAGATCAATCAGACTTTGTTATAGGCCTTGGAATTACAGATACAACACCACTTGATACTACAGACGGTGTATTCTTTATTTCAGCAGACGGTGATGCAGGTTTAGATTTCTTAGTAGAGAAAAATAACAGTGCAACAACTACAGAAGATGTAGCAACTATGGCGGATGATACTTTTATTACAGTAACTTGGTTTATTGACCCAGACACTTCAAAAGTTTATTACTCAGTAAATAATGCAGAACCTGTAGCTGTAGCAAACACTAATTTACCAGATGATGAGGAATTAACAGTTTCATTCGGTATTCAAAATGGTGAAGCTTCTGCACAAACTATGACTATTGACTACGTAGTAGCAGCAGTTGAAAGATAAGGAGTAAATTATGGCTGATGCAGTAACATCACAAACCATTCAAGATGGCGAAAAGACTGCTATTATGAAGTTTACTAATGTGTCAGATGGCACAGGTGAATCGGCTGTAAAGAAAGTAGACGTTTCTGCACTTACTACAAATAGTGCAGGAGAGTCTTGTACTTCAGTATCAGTCGCTAGAATATATTGGGCTACTAGAGGTATGGGTGTAAATTTAGAGTTTGATGCTACTTCTAATGTGTTATTAACTGGTTTACCATCAGATAGCACTGGAGATGAGTATTATGACCTATTTACAGGCATACCAAATAATGCAGGAAGTGGAGTTACTGGAGATATTGACCTTACTACTGTTGGACACTCTAGTGGTGACACATATTCAATTATTTTAGTTCTTAATAAAAACTATTAATGAATGGCGGAATATAAAGGCAAAACTGTAACTTTAAACAGACCTAGGGCTATTTCAAAAGGTAGCCCTGGATATGGTAAGAAACGAAAAGAAGTCTTTGTCAAAGGTTGTAGTAGCGAAAGTTCTAGAGTTAAACGTATAACCTTTGGTGATGCCAAACTCGGTATGCACAAAAACACTAAATCCAGAAAAAAATCTTATTGTGCCCGTAGTGGTGGCATGAGCGGTACTACAGATAGATGTAGTGCTAATTATTGGGCTAGAAGAGACTGGGATTGTTAAATGGCTAAAGCAAAAAGTGGTGGTAAAATTTGTCCTTCTGGTAAAGCTTGGGCAAAAAGAACTTTTGATACATATCCTTCAGCTTATGCAAATATGGCTGCATCTAAGTATTGCAAAGATCCAAACTATGCTAAAAAATCTAAAAGAACAAAAAAAGCTAAAGGTGGTCCAGTTATAAGGGGCCAAGGTATTGTTATGAAAGCTAGATTAAGATAATGGGACAACTTGCTGATTGGGAAGGTCAAAATTGGAAACGTATAGGTACAGATGGATCTATTAAAGGAGCTTGTGGCACAAGCAAAGATAAAAAAAATCCAGATAGATGTTTGCCTGCATCTAAAGCAAATAGTCTGTCAAAATCTGAAAGAAGAGCAACGGCACTAAAGAAAAAAAGAGCAGGCAGTAAAGGCAAGACAGTAGTTGCTAATACTAAAAAAGCAAAAGTTTCAATGAGTCAAGGAGGCCCTATGAATAAAAACAAAGCAGATCTTAATAAAGACGGTAAATTATCTTCCTACGAGAAAAAAAGAGGTGCTGCTATAGAAAGATCAATGGCCGCACAAAACAGAGTTAAAAAGAAAAATGGTGGTTTTATAGCTAAAGGTTGTGGTAAAGTTATGAATAACCGCAGAAAAGTAACCACTATAAGCTAGGAGAAATTATGCCAAAGAAAAAATCTGAGGATCCAAAATTACAAGCAAGGTTAAACGCTAAAGTAAGACCAGATGAGCCAGTAAAGGATGAACGTATTTACATAAATATGCCTAAAAAGAAAGCTCCTGCCAAGAAAAAAACACCTGTAAAAAAAAGCAGTACAAAAAAAGGTAAAAAATAATGTATAAAAGAACTAAAGGATACGCTATGGGCGGTTCTGTTAAAGGAACTAAATACATGGCAAAAGGCGGTGCTATGAAGGGCACTAAGTATATGGCTAAAGGTGGAGCTATGAAAGGAACTAAATATATGTCAAAAGGCGGCAAAGTTTAATTTGCACCTTAAATGTCATACTTAATTTCTAACATACCTCAGTTTAAGTGTTGGGTAAGAAAAGAATTTACAGCCAACCACAGTAATTATCACGGAGAGTATCTACACGCTCTCGTTATAGGTGTTAATACCATTCCAGATAGATCTTTATCATTTCAAGTAGTTTTTACTGGATGTGAGATAGATAATGAAGAAGATGCACCAAATGTTCATGGTGGTGCTATGTGGGCAAGAATGCCAATTCAGGGTTTAGTAGCTGATATACCATTAGAAGAATGGCCTACTCCTATGGAAGATCACTTAGCTCAACCTTGGGATTGTTTAAGTCATGATCACTCTGTTGTAGTTTTAGATAGAGTAAGTTCATCACCCTGGCTCTGTAAAATAGGTGGTGAGTTTCATATGGGTAAGTATTTGTTTACGGTAGATTACACAGAAAACTCTATTGCAGATGATCCTGCTCAACATAAGCAATCACATGTGTTATATTTAACAGATGCTGGTGAATATACTGGCAACTTTGTAGCTTTACCAAATAATAGAGTAAGAGCTACAAATCCTGCTTTATGGCGTGTGGGTGAAGGAGCTCCCGACTTTATGCCTTCACAATGGACGCATTCAGCAGAACAACATGAAAGTTATATAGATCCAAACATAACATTTGATAATTTGTATAACCAAGAGGATAATAAATAATGGCATTATCAGGAAGCACAAATTTTGAACCAAACGTAACTGAGTTTATTGAAGAAGCATACGAAAGATGTGGAGCTGAACTTAGAACAGGTTATGATCTAAAAACAGCAATACGTAGTGTAAACTTAATGCTTGCAGAATGGGCTAATAGAGGTCTAAATCAATGGACTATAGAACAAGCTACACAGACTGTTACAGAGGGAACAACTGATTATCCTTTAAATTCTAATGTTATAGATGTTTTAGATGTGGTTGTACGTAGAACAGTAAATCAAACACAAACAGACATAAGTATGAATCGTATAAGTAGAAGTGAATATTTAAATATTCCTAATAAAACTACAAAAGCAAGACCTTCACAATTCTTTTTTGATAAATTAAGCACACCATCACTAAAAGTGTGGCCTGCACCTGAAAATAGCACTGATATTCTAGTTTTTAACAAACTTGTTCGTATGGATGATGCTGATGCAGCTACTAATACTATGGATATGCCATTTAGGTTTTACCCTTGTTTTGTTGCAGGATTGGCTTACTACATATCATTAAAAAAGAATCCACAACTTACTCCTCAACTAAAAGCTTTGTACGAAGAAGAGTTCCGTAGAGCTGCTGACCAGGACGAGGATAGAGCATCATTTAGAATCAGACCAAATATAAGGATGAATTAAAATGGCATACGCACTTGGTAAATTTGCAAAGGCTTTATGTGATAGATGTGGTTTTGAATATAAATTAAATGAACTAAAACAAGAATGGAATGGGTTAAAAACCTGTCCAGATTGTTACGAGCCAAAACATCCACAACTAGAGCCGCTTACAGCTACTGCTGATCCAGAAGCTTTGTATAAACCAAGACCAAATAATGATGTCGAAGAAGGAGAAGGTTTTGTTGTTGTTGTGCAATCAAATAACTTTAAACCAGATTTTTTAAATCCATCGACCTTACCGACTAACTTTACAGTTAGCGAGATGACAGGTGGAGTAGGCGAGGTTACAATAGTTACATGACACTAGCAGAACTAAAAACATTAATACAAAATTATGTAGAAAATACAGAAACTACATTTGTAGCTACATTAGATGATTTTATTAAAAATGCTGAAGAAAGAATATTTGAGTTGATACAGTTTGATTATTTTCGTAAAAATGTAACGGGTACTTTATCAACTGGTAATACTTATTTAACAACTCCAAACGATTTTCAAATGAGTTTTTCTCTTGCAGTAATAGATAGCAATGGTGATTACAAATATTTAGATAAAAAACACACTACTTTTATGCGAGAGTTTAGTGTTGATCCAACAGATACTACAGCTAGAAGTCAGCCTTTGTATTATGCAGATTTTGATAAAGAATTATCTACAGCCTCTAATAATGGCTCTACGTTGATTGTAAGCCCCGTACCAGATGCAGATTATAGTGTTGAACTACACTATCTATTTAAACCAAATTCATTAGTAACAGACACAACTGGCACTTGGGTTTCCCAAAATGCTAGAAACGCGTTGCTATATGGAGCCTTAGTGGAAGCTAATATATTTTTAAAGGGTGAAAGCGATTTACAACAACAATACGAGCAACGCTTTTTACTTGAAATTACAAGGCTTAAAAACCTTGCAGAAGCTCGCGGAAGGAGAGATGAGTACCGTTATGATTCTTTGAGGACAACGGTATCTTAAAAAATACATGGAAAAAATTGAAAGTCTAAAGGGCAAATCAGTAGCTATAGTTGGTCTTGGTAAAAGCTGGTTTGATTACAATCTAGCAAAATCACACGGAGTACACTTTGATGAGGTGTGGGCAATAAATGGTGTAGGTACGGTAATCTATCACGATAGAGTATTTATGATGGATCCTGCGTCTAGGTTCTTAAATACAGAAGATGCAGGTGGTCAAACTGAAAGTATGGCAAAAATGTTACAAGAGCATAAAGGTCCTATCTATACGTGTGAATTGGATGATAGATGTCCTGGATTAGTTGAATATCCTGTAGAAGAGGTGATTCAAGACCTAAACTGTTATTACCTAAATAATACGGTTGCTTACGCAATAGCTTTTGCGTTATGGAATGAAGTATCAGTTTTAAAAATGTTTGGGGTAGATTTTTCATACAAAGGTAATTTACATTTTGCAGAAGCAGGAAGAGGTTGTACTGAGTTTTGGTTAAGTAAATGTATATCAGCAGGTATGCAAGTAGAAGTAGCACACACATCTGGGTTACTTGATACAGACGTTCCAGCAGAACAAAAACTATACGGTTATCATAGATTAGCTAATCCTTTGGTAGTCATGGCGGATGAAAATGGTCTAAAAGTTGAAAAAATTAATAATCTTCAAATTACTAGAAAAACACAAGAACCTGTATTAATTGATCGTAATGATTCACACCTAAAACCACCAGAGCCAAACAAATGGTAGATTCTATTACGCCAGCAGGTATGCCTGGATTAGGTATAATAGAGGCAAAAACATCTAATTATGGCGGCCATCCTCCAGAGTTTTGGGCAGAAAGACTTACTGAAAAAATAGTAAGCAGTAGTGACAGTGAAGATCCATATATAAAAGAACAAGCAAGAGCGTACAGAGATATGATTTATCAGGTTTGTTTGATTTATATAAAAAATGCTTTAAAATCTTATAAAGCTACTTTGATACAAGATTTATCTGGTCAAGGTAGCGAAGATATAGCAAAAATAATTAAAGGTATTTAATATGGCCATTACATCAACATTAACTACAAGTTTTAAAAAAGAACTATTAACTGCAACACATAACTTTGCAACTAATGGTAATGCTTTTAAACTTGCTCTATTCACAAGTTCTGCCACTATGGGAGCAACTACAACTGCCTATTCAACTTCACAAGAAGTAAGTGGTACTAACTATACAGCAGGCGGAGCCGCTTTAACTAAAGTCGCACCAACAAGCGGTGGTACTACAGGATTTACTGATTTTGCTGATTTAACATTTGGAACAGCAACAGTAACAGCAAGAGGTTGTTTAATCTATAATGATACTAATAGTGATAAATCTGTTGCTACTATAGACTTTGGTGGAGATAAAACATCCACAGCAGGTGATTTCACTATTGTTTTTCCAGCAGCAGCAGCCAGTACAGCTATTATCAGAATAGCTTAGTCTAGCCTAATATGGCTAATATAACTGGTTGGGGCAGAGGAACCTGGGGTTCTAATACTTGGGGCGAACCAAATCCAGTTACTCTCACAGGTTTAGCAGCTACAAGTGCTGTTGGTTCTGTAACTATCGTAGCGAAAGCTAATGTAATTCCAACAGGACAATCAGCAACTGGATCAGTAGGTACGCCTACTTTTGATTGTGAAGCTAATCTAACTCTTACAGGTCAATCAGCAACATCTGCTGTAGGCACACCAACCGTTGTAGCAAAAGCAAATATTACGCCATCTACGCAAGTAGGAACTAGTGCTTTAGGCACTATATCTATAGTTGCAAAAGCAAATATAGTACCAACAGGACAATCTGCAACGTCTGCTATCGGAGGTGTTGGTGTTAATGGTGATGCTGTTGCTAACGCACCAGGAGCCGTAGGATCTGTCGGTAGTGTTGGCGTAGATGTAGATGGAGAAGCTAACGTTATTATATCAGGAGTTGCAGCTACTTCAGCAGTAGGATCTGTAACCATTCATCACAACGCACAGTTTAGTATTGATGGTGTTAATGCCACAGGTGATGTAGGTTCTGTTACCATAACAGCTAAAGGAAACATAAGTGTTACTGGAGTTGAGGCTACTGGATCTGTAGGTAGTGTATTAGTTTGGTCGCTAATAGATGATACACAAACAAAAAATTATGCTAATATAAATACTGACCAAAGTTCATCCTTTGCTGAAATAAATGAAACACAAAGTCCAAATTGGGAAGAGGTAGCATAGAATATGGCAACTTATGTAAATGATTTAAGATTAAAAGAGATAGCGACAGGTGATGAGTCAGGAACCTGGGGAACCTCTACGAATACAAATTTAGAACTTATTGGTGAAGCATTTAGCTTTGGAACAGAAGGAATAACAACAAACGCTGACACTCATACAACAACAATAGCAGACGGATCAACAGATCCTGGTAGAAGTTTATATCTAAAATATACAGGTACTCTCGATAGTGCTTGTACTATTACTATTGGACCAAACACAGTATCTAAACTTTGGTTTATAGAAAACGGAACATCTGGTTCACAAAACATAATTATTTCACAAGGCAGTGGAGCTAACATAACTATACCTGCTGGAGATACTAAAGCAATTTACTCTGATGGAGCAGGTTCAGGAGCAGCTATGATAGATGCTTTTGCTAGTCTTAGCGTTGTAGATCTTAAAGTACAAGATGATTTAACAGTTACAGATGATATGACTGTTGGTGGCACGTTAGGTGTTACAGGAGTTTTAACAGCTACCTCACTAGACATCTCTGGCGACATAGACGTAGACGGAACTACTAATTTAGATGTAGTAGATATTGACGGTGCTGTTGATATGGCCTCTACTCTTACAGTTGGTTCTACAATAAATGGACTTACTTTAGCAGTTGGTGGTCTTTCAGGTCCAACAAGTCAAAACATGGCTATTAACACTCCTAACTCTTTTAGAGTAAATATTGATTCAAATAATGATGGTTCGAGTGAAGTTTTTGTAGTTGGTCATGGTCAAACTGGTGTAGATAATAGTAATAATGTTTTATTAGGAATAACTGAGTCTGGTGTTGGTACTTTTAATGGAACATTAACAATTACCACTACAGACAACTCTAATACATTAACACTTATATCAACTGACGCAGATGCATCCGTTGGTCCTGTATTAGATTTATACAGAAACTCTGGAAGTCCTGCTGATGATGATTTTTTAGGCAAAATTAATTTTAGAGGCAGAAACGATAACTCTCAAGATGTTGACTATGGTTTTTTATCATACTTTATATCTGATGCTTCAGATGGAACCGAAGATGCATTTATGCAAATGGGTTTAATGAAAGGTGGTTCTAGTCATCTTTTAATGGAAGCCACATCAACTGAAACTGTATTTAACCAAGGAAGTGTTGACCAAGACTTTAGAGTCGAATCAGATGGACAAACTCATGCTTTGTTTGTAGATGCTGGTAATAATAAAGTTGGAATAAATCAAGCAACTCCATTAGCTCCATTACACGTAACTATTGAAGGTACTGCACCTACAATATCATCAAATACAGTAGCAGTATTTAATAGAAATGGTGGGGTAAGCCATGAAGCATATATATCTATTATAAGTGGAGCAACAGGTGCCTCTGCTATTCATTTTGGCGATAACGATGAAGATATTGGGAGAATAGAATATAGACACGCTTCGGCAAATGCAGACCACATGGCGTTTCAAGTGGCTGGTGCAGAAAAAGCACGTATTTTAAGTACAGGTGGTATAACCTTTAATGGCGATACATCAACAGCTAACTCACTTGATGATTACGAAGAAGGTGATTATGACGCAACTGTAACTTGTGCTAGTGGAAGTATAACTTTAGATGGTACTTTTAACAGATTGTCATACACAAAAGTAGGTAGGTTGGTTCAAGTTAATGGGCAACTAAAAATATCTGCTGTAAGCAGTCCAACTGGTGCTACTACAATAAACTTACCATTTGTTGTTGGTAATTTTACAGATACAGCAGGTGCAGCAACTTGTCCAGGACTAGGATATTTTAATGGTTCAGCAATAACAAACGGAAGTTATGTAGTTTACCAAGAAGTAGTAGAAAACACAGGCTATGTGAGGTTATATGTTAAAGGTACAATTAATGGTGCTAGTAATATAGGTGATGACATTACAGCAGCAAATTCAGAATTATATATAAATGTAACATACCAAACAGAAACATAAAAATTTTAACAATATGCTTAGTGGATTCTAGGCACAGACAAAAGGAAAAATAAAATGGCAATAACAAAAACAATAGTAGATGACAAAATAGAAATTGTAGGAGACTACAAAGCTATACAAGTCAGAACAGCTTCTGTAATTAAAGAAGATGGAGTAGAACTAACAAGGTCTTTTAGTAGGCGTGTAATAGAGTGCGTATCATCAAGTCACGATGGTAGTTCTTGGACTCATACCGATACAGATATGAGCAGCGAATCATCTGAACTGCAAGGCATAGCAACAGCAGTATGGACTACTACAATTAAAAACGCTAAGAAAGCAGCTAACGAAGCAATAGGCATTTAATAAGGTAAAAAATGATAAAAGAAAATAAAGAACCAGTAGTAATATTAGATGATAAAGAAATGAAAGTTGCTGATCTGTCAACAGAGCAACAATACTTACATACACAAATATTAGATTTAACCAATAAACAAAAACGCATACAGTTTGAACTTGACCAAGTTAATGCCAGTTTAAGTGTGTTTAAAAACGCATTTATAGATTCTGCAAAACAAAAAGCAGATGAAGTTTTAAATAATCCAAAGGAGGATGATAATGACAATTCTTAATATATTTTCATGGATAACAACCATAATAGCGATTGCATCATTTGTTGCAGCTATCACACCAACACCTCAGGGTAATTGGTGGTTAGGCAAACTTTACCGCATCATTGATTGGTGTGCCCTTAATGTTTTAAAGGCCAAGGAGAAACATAATGAGTAGCTGGTGGAGTAATTTAGTAGATAAAATAACTGGCACTAAAAGAGTTGAAGTTAGAGCTAGAAACAAAAAAGGTCATTACGTAGCTGACGATAAATCAACACCAGATGTTAATGAAGCTTACACAACTAAAAGGGTTAAGAACGATAAATAATGGCAAAATCTCCTGATGCGTTTGTTTACAATGCTACATTAGACCGTATTGTTGATGGAGATACATTTGATTGTATTTTAGATTTAGGATTTAATGTCAAGCTGCACAAACAAAGAGTACGTTTGAGTGGTATTGATACACCAGAATCTAGAACACGTGATCTTGCTGAAAAAAAACTAGGGTTAGCTGCAAAGACTAGGCTTGGTGAGTTATGTTGCGGTACTTTTAAAGTTAAATCTTTAGGTAAAGGAAAATATGGACGCATAATTGGTATACCATATACAGAAGATGGTAAAGACATTTGCCAAATGCTTATCAAAGAAGGTCATGCTGTGATCTATAATGGCGGAAAAAAAACAAAAGTATGGGGTAATTACTAATGAATGATGGACAAGAAAGATTTAGCGGCGACATGAGTCGTAATGAAGTTGAAATAGATCTTAATAAATTTATGGCAATGGTTTCAGAGATTGGAGAACTAAAACAAAAAATTATGGAAATGGAGAATGAGAGAGAACCAGATAATCCTTGGCAAAAGGTTATATGGTTTTCTCAAATGATTGACGCATGGCGTTTATTTCCTAGAGCATTTTTAAGTATTTACATGATATTGTTATACAAATGTACTATATGGTTTATGAACTTACCTGAACCATCATTTGAACAATCAGGTTTAATTTCTATAGTAGTAGGAGCAGGTGCTGCTTGGTTTGGTTTATACGCAGGAACAGCCAAAGATAAAATAAATAGTAAATAATGGAAACCTTTGACCTTATAGAAAAGGTCGGACTACCCATAGCTGGTGGTCTTATTATGGGTTACTTTATATTTCTTATTATGAAACAGCTTATGGGAAATCTTGTAAGTGATATAAAAGGAATACAAGGTATTACTAAGATGCTTATTACTAGAGCATCAATAATGAACAACGATATTATCAGAATAGATACATCCGTATCTAGTGCTTTAAATTTAAAACCAGACTTAGATAGAATAGCTAGAGCAGAAAACTTTGTAGAAGATGGAAAGATAGACGCTAGAAGAGATTAATGGACATAGTAACTTTAGTAGAAAAGTTTGGCTTTACAACTATTATGGTCGTAGGTCTTGGTTACTTTGTTTATTATGTATGGCAAACAATTACCAATACTATTGATCCAGCCGTATCAGAAATGAAAACAACTATTATTCGCCTTACTGACCAACTTAGACTGCTTGACCAAGATATGATACGCTTACAAGAGAAAGTTAATACTGTATTAGAATTAAATGAAAAGAAAAATAACACAAAGACAACAAGTACAAGAAGAAATAGAAAAAACTAGAATCATAAGAGGAATTATGTTTATTGGTTTAATTATGTTTGTTGGTATATTTGTTACAAATGTCAATGCAGACCAAATAGTACACAAGTTTAAATCACCAAGTTTTAATGGTGTTGGTACTAGCTCACATTATTTGACGATTGAAAACCAAGAGTTCTCAAGAAAATTAACCATTAAAGAAGAAATAAAAGCTTTACAAGAAGAAATAGAAAGAGAAAAAGAAAACTCTACTCTTGCAAGGTTTATGCGTAACCTTGAATCAAGAGTTTATGCTGAATTATCCAGGCAGCTAGTTAATAACTTGTTTGGTGAAACGCCAAGCACAGAAGGTACGATAACCCTAGAGGGTAACACTATAGAGTATACTAGCGATGGCGTAACACTAACCCTAAAAATAACGGAAGCAGATGGCACAATTACCTCGATTACAATTCCTATTGGTACTTTTTTGTTCTAGTTGTTCTATATTTGATCAGTACGAAGATACTTATGAACAGAGATTTTCTGCTCGTGATGTAGTAAATATACAAGACTTACAATCCATAGAACTTAAAAACGTACCCATACCAAAATTAAGCCCAGTAGTCGCCGTATATCCCACAGCCTTTACAGATCAAACTGGTCAAAGAAAAAGCAACAGCGAGTTTGCTTTATTTAGCACAGCCATAACACAACAACCAAACGCTCTGCTTATACGAGCTTTAAAACATGCAGGAGATGGCAAATTTTTTAGAGTAGTAGAAAGAGTTGGATTAGATAATCTTACCAAAGAAAGACAATTAATAAGATCAGCCAGGGAACAAACAGCCTCAGAAGAAGAAAAGAAAAAAGCATTAAGGCCATTACTATTTGCAGGTATATTAATTGAAGGAGCTGTTATATCTTACGAAGCTAACTTAGAGTCTGGTGGTATAGGAGCTAGGTATCTAGGTATAGGCAATAGCGTACAGTATCGAGAAGATAATATAACTGTAAGTCTACGCATGGTTTCTGTAGCTACAGGAGAGGTTTTGCTAGAAGTATTAAGTCAAAAAACCATATTTAGTTATGGTAAATCTGAAGATGTATTTAGGTTTATTGAGGCAAATACCGAGCTAGTAGAGATAGAATTAGGTAACGCTAGAAACGAGTCATCAACTATAGCACTAATGAAAGCGATAGAAGGTGGTGTTTTAGAAATAATAAACCAAGGATATAAAAGAAATTTTTGGATTTTACAAAACGAAGACGAAGGAGTAGAATTGGATAATGAAGATATTGATGAGCCTAGTTGTGATGCTGAGTGCATCGACAATATACGGGGCTGATAACGAAATTTACGTAGACCAGTCAGGTACTGGTGCAAATATAGACCTAGAACAACTAGGTATATCTAATATCATAGGTGGTTTAAACAGCACTGCAGGCAGTTTGACCGCTTTTGATTTAGACGGCACTACTATGACTCTGGACATCAATATGATTGGTGCTACTAATAAATTCTTAGGTGACATAAACGCTGACAACTTTACAGGACTGTATAATTTTACTGGCGGTACAAATTCTTTTACTATTCAAGTAGATCCAACTAATACTTACAGTTCAGATGGCTCTGACCAAAATGTAGCTGTTACAGGTAGTAGTAATACGTTCACCCTTAACCAAGGTACGACTGCAATAGCAGCAAACTTAAATTTAGATTGGATTATTCAAGGATCAAATAACACTGTAACATCAAATATAAATATTGATGGTGCTACAAACTATATGGACATAGATGGGTCGGACAATACAGTTACTTATACAGGTACAGGTGTTAATGCTTCAGCAGGTGGATATTTTTGGTTAGATCATACAGGCGGACAAAGAACATTTAATATTCAACAACTGAGTACCCAAGATAATGACTGGCTTAAAATTATATCAATCGGTGGCAACGCTTCTTCTACTGTTTGTGTCATTCAAAACGACCAAGGTACAAGCACAAGCTGCTGATATAGGGGATATTTCTGAGCTTAATGGTTCAGCACAAATAGTAAGAGACAAGCCTTACGAAGCAGATTTAAAGTTTGCTATTCAAAGTAATGATGAAGCAATAACTAAAGATGGCCGTATGGCTATTACATTTCTTGATCAATCTACAGTTAAACTAACCGAACACTCACAGCTTCTTATAGATGAATACATCTACGATCCTGATCCGTCAAAAGCAAAGATGGCCCTTACCTTTGGTCTTGGCACAGCTAGGTTTATTACAGGTAATCTTAACCGTATAGATAAACAAAACATAAAACTTAAAACACCCACGGCTAATATAGCCATACGTGGCACTGATTTTACTGCCACAGTTGATGAACTAGGACGTAGCCTTATTATATTGCTACCTGACGCTCTAGGGCTTTCTAGTGGCGAAATAGAAGTAGTTACTGCCATGGGAACTGTTTTGCTTAATAAACCTTATGAGGCTACTACAGTAAGCGTATTTGAGTCTGCTCCTACTAAGCCTGTTATTTTAGATTTAACGCTTGATTTAATTGACAATATGTTAATTGTTACACCACCTAAAGAAGAAGCTGTAATTGAAGAAGAAACTACAAGCACACAAACAGCTAGTGTTTTAGATTTTAATGATTTAGATATAGATTATCTTGCAGAAGACTTTTTAGAAGATAATTTGGAGTTTACAGAATTAGATATAAATTACCTAGATGTAAATTATCTTGAGGACTTGTTAAATGTTTTAGATGCATTAGCTGTAAGTGAGGATGAAGACCAGTTAGCACAAGCGACTAGCACACAAATTAGTGGCACTTCTTTAGGTAAAGATGTTGAAACACAAATTACAGCTCTGATTACAGGTAACGTAGTAAGTCTTAGAAGACAAGTAAATGAAAGCGTTAGGGTAGATTTAAATGGCAGCAATGCTTATACAGTAATTTTGATACAAGACGGTATTTCTAATATAATTAAAGTTAATGGAGGGAGCGACAGTGTTATTACTATTACTCAAAGTGATTAATTGAAGAGACTATTATTACCTGTAGTTATAATACTATCTTTACCATTATTATTTCAAAGCACGCCTACAGAAATACTTAAGTTAAAAGTATTTGATACTTTTATACAAATACCCCAAGAGTCTGGCAATTTTGTCATACTCAATATAACTGAAGAAGATGTAGAACAAGAAGGTGGTTATCCATTACCAAGACAAAGACTTGCAGAAATTCAAGTAGATTTACTTGGTAAAGGTGCACTCGGTGTTGGTTGGGTAATATCTTTTCCACAAGCAGATAGAATGGGTGGAGATGAAGATTTTGCTAGATCTTTAGGATACGCACCATCTGTTATAGCTATGTTTGAGGACGGAAAAGGTAATTTTCCTGAAACACCTGGCACTGTAGTGCTTGGTGACAATAATGGTGGTATAATAAGCACGGGAGTAAAGCAAAACCTACTTCTCTTATCCAATCACACCTTACAGGGTTTGGCTATTGCTCCCACTGATGTAGATCAACTTGTAAGAAGAATACCTCTTTTAGTAAAAACACCTAATGACGAATGGATACCTAGTTTTGGTACACAAATATATAAAGCTTTATTTAATGTAAAAACTTACATTATAAAAACTAATGATAATGGTATATCAGAAATATCAATAAAAGGAATACCACCAGTTAAAACAGATAGCTTTGGCCGTAAGTGGATAAGCTGGGTCGATACACCACAGACAGATTTACAAGAAATGGAAGTAAATGGTAAATTTGTTTTTGTTGGCGTAACTGCTAACGGGGTAATGCCGCAAATTTCCACGCCTGTCGGTTTGTTAGAACCACATAAGATACAAGCAGCACTTGCAGAGTCTATACTAATAGAAGACAGTCCTTACATACCTGATTGGTCTTTAGCTGCTGAACTTATGATGCTTATTGCATTTGTTAGTTTAGTTTGGTTTGCACTTCATTATTTAGGAATAACTTGGGGCATTACTGTTGCAACTATGTTAATGGTTACTACTGGTAGTTTAGGGTATTACCTTATAAGCAAAGGTTTATTAGTAGATGTATCTTGGACACTTATATCAGAGTTTATTTCAGGATCTGTAGCTTTCTATTTAAGGTTTAGACAACAATATAAATTACGTCAACAAATTAAAAAACAATTTGAACATTATCTTGACCCACGCCAAGTTAAAAAATTACAGGATGATCCTAGTTCTTTAGTGTTAGGTGGTGAGCGTAGGTATTGCACGTTCCTCTTTACTGACGTACGTGGCTTTACTTCTATGTCTGAAAAACTAGAGCCAGAAGAAGTAACAAAAATTATGAATAAGGCTCTCACAATACAAGCTGATACCGTTAAAAGATATGATGGTATGGTAGATAAATACATAGGTGACGCTATGATGGCCATATTTAATGCTCCTATTGATTTACCAGGACATGAAACTTCAGCAGTATTATGTGCCAAAGAAATACAAGACAAAATTAAAATGGCTAATTTAGATGTAGAAATAGGCATAGGAGTCAATAGCGGTTATGCAGTAATTGGTAATATGGGTAGTGAAACTAGGTTTGATTACACAGCTATAGGAGATGCAGTAAATCTTGCAGCTAGACTTGAAAGCTCAACCAAGCAAGTTGGTGAAGATATTGTTATAGGTTATGATACTATTAAATCTAAAGGTTTTAGTAAACAAATTACTTTAAAAGAATTAGATAGCATTAAGGTTAAAGGAAAAGACAAATCTATAAATATTTATACAATTATATGACAACATCAAAAGAAGCTATATCTAAAATAGAAACACATGAAAAAGAATGTTCTATAAGATATTCGAATATAGAAAAAAGATTAGAAGATGGTGCAAAACGATTTGATAAACTAGAAAATATGATATGGGCAGTCTATCCATTTATTTTAGTTTCATTGGTTTTGTCCAGATTTGTTTAGTGAAACAAAAACTAAAACTTTTTTATAATTGGTTTGTAAGTCTATTTCAAACACGTTATAAAATAACAGTTTCTTTTAATAGAGAGTATGGAGATACTGATGATAAAACTTACATTTCAAAAAAAATACTTATTCAAAAAGAAAAACATCTTAAATTTAGAACTCTTGATAAGAAATTAATTGAATACAGAAGTTCTACAGGACTAAACTATATTATTGAGGAAGACGAATAATGCAACAAGTTTTAATAGGTATTATTATAGTATTAGGACTTGGTAGCTATTGGTTATATAACGAAAACGTAACCTTAAAAGCTAACAACGTTGCCTTAGAGGGTGCTATAGCTACACAAGAGGAAGCGATAGAAAGTTTACAGAATGATTTTGAATTACAAACTACACAAATGAATGAGCTTACTATTAAAAGTCAAGCAGCACAAAGAGAACTAAACAGATATACACAGTTTATACAAAACTATGAATTATCTGCAAAAATACTAGCAGATCCAATAGAAATGCAAAGGAAAATAAATAATGGAACAAAACATATTATGGAGAACATCGAAGAAATCAGCGTTGTCGTTGATGATCTTGATGATGGCTTGCAGTTGCAGCCTGATTCCGACTAAACAAATAGAAGTAACAGCAAAACCACTAGACAGGAAGATTGTTCAACCTGTAATGCCTAGAGAAATTGATTTGCAAGAACCTATGTGGATTGTTGTAACACCTGAAAACTTAGACGAACAACTAGCAATTATAGAAGAACAAGAAGGAGAGCTAGTATTTTTAGCTATGACAATACCTGATTACGAGGTTATGGCTTACAATATGCAAGAACTAAAAAGGTATATAAGTGAACTTAAAGACGTTGTTGTGTATTATAGGACAGTTACTACAACTAAAAAGGAAGATTAATATGAAAATATCACAAGAAGGCATAAATTTAATTAAAAAATTTGAAGGTTGTAAACTTGAAGCATACAAATGTGCAGCAAATGTATGGACTATAGGCTATGGCTCTACTAAAGGTGTAAAAGAAGGAGATAGCATTACACAAGAAGAAGCAGAAAATCTTTTGATGAAAGACTTAGAAGTTTTTGAAGATGCTGTAAATAAAGCGGTGCAAAGATCAATAGTTCAATGTCAATTTGATGCTTTGGTATCTTGGACTTTTAATTTAGGTGCTGGTAATCTTAATTCATCTACCATGTTAAAAAAATTAAATAACCAAGAATATGACGAAGTAGCTTCACAAATGAAGCGTTGGAATAAAGCTAATGGCAAAGTTCTTGAAGGTTTAGTAAGGCGTAGAGAAGCAGAAGCTTTGCTTTATGAAGGTAAAGAGTGGCACGAGGTTTAATATGCCGTTGCAGAAGCTTACATTTAGACCAGGTATAAATAGAGAAGGAACTGCTTACGATAACGAAGGGGGTTGGTTTGATTGTAATCTTGTAAGGTTTAGAAAAGGTAGGCCAGAAAAATTTGGTGGCTGGGCGAAAACAACCTCTAATACTTACCTTGGTACTGCTAGAGCATTACATCCGTGGATTTCTTTAGCTGGTACTAAATTTTTAGGTTTAGGCACACATCTAAAATACTATATAGAAGTTGGTGGTTCTTTTAACGACATTACACCTATTAGATCTACCACATCAGCAGGAGATGTCACATTTTCTGCATCAAATGGTGACGCTACAATAACTGTTGCAGATACCGCACACGGTGCAGTTCAGAATGATTTTGTTACATTTTCTGGAGCAGCAAGTCTTGGCGGTAATGTTACGGCTGCTGTTTTAAATCAAGAATATCAAATAGCAACTATAGTAAACGCTAATAGTTACACAATAGAAGCCAAAGATACATCTGGCACTACGGTTACTGCAAATGCATCTGACAGTGGAAATGGTGGATCATCTGTTGTTGGTGTTTATCAAGTAAATGTGGGTTTGGATGTTTATGTTCCTGGCACAGGTTGGGGTTTAAATGGATGGGGTGAAGGAACTTTTGGTAGCACATCCACATTAAGTGATACTAATCAGCTTAGAATATGGACGCATGATAATTTTGGTGAAGATTTGATGATAAATCAAAGAAATGCAGGTATTTTTAAATGGACAGAAAATAACGGCTTAAGCACTAGAGCTGTAGAATTATCTGGTATATCAGGTGCAAATTTAGTTCCTACCAAAGCTTTACAAGTTATAACATCTGAAAAAGATAGGCATTTAATAGTTTTAGGTGCAGATCCTATATCTGGTTCTACGAGAACTGGAACTGTAGATCCTATGCTTATAGCATTTAGTGACCAAGAAAATGCTTTGGATTTTGAGCCCTTGTCAACGAACACTGCAGGTTCATTAAGGTTGTCAAGCGGCTCATCTATTATTGGTGGTGTAAAAGCACGACAAGAAATATTAGTTTGGACTGATACAGCTTTATATAGTATGCAGTTTATTGGACCACCATTTACATTTGGAATAAATTTAATAAACGAAGGAACAGGATTAATTGGTCCTAAAGCTGTGGTCACAACTCCAAGTGGTGTTTACTGGATGAGTTATAACAATTTTTATTTATACAATGGTAGTGTTCAAACACTGCCATGCTCAGTACATAATTATGTGTTTACAGACATAAACCTCACTCAATCATTTAAAATAAATGCCTTTACTATAAAAGATAAAAGTGAAGTAGGTTGGTTCTATTGTTCTAGTAGTGCAACCGAAGTAGATAGATACGTTATATACAATTATGTTGAGGGTATTTGGTTCTACGGACAGTTATCTAGAACTGCTTGGCTTGACTCTGGTATTGAAAACTATCCAAGAGCTGTAAGCGGTGGATACTTATATCAACAAGAATTGGGGTTTAACGATGATGGTTCTCCTATGACAAATGTTTTTATTGAAAGTTCTGATCTAGATATAGGAGATGGTGAACAGTTTTCATTTATAAAAAGAATCATACCTGATTATAAATTTATACAAGATGATAATAGTGGTAATGTAAATGTAGTTCTTAAAACTAGAAACTTTCCAGGTGATAGTCTTACTACTAATTCAACAAGTGCAATAAGCTCTTCTACACAACAAGCATTTGTAAGAAGCCGATCAAGACAGATAGCACTTAGGTTTGAGTCTGATGATGATGCTTCTAATAATGGCAATTTATCTATAGGATGGAGGCTAGGATCTACTCGTATAGATATAAAACCAGACGGTAGAAGATGAGCAAACTATTACAAACACAGCTACCGATAGCTAGTGATACAGTTACATCTGATGTTTTTAACAGATTAGTTAGAATACTAGAAATAAATTTAGGTGCTGTAGATCTTGATAATGTCCGACAAATAAATGACGCAGAAAAAAATACACTTAAATTCAATGATGGCAGCATTATATGGAATACTACTGTAGGTGTTCTACAAGTATATACAGGTAACAAATGGGTTGATATTGGTGATAGAACATTGCCTCAAGGATTTGAGATGACATCAGCCTTAGGTGAAGTTTCTGTAAAAACTAATGGTAATATAACCATAACTTTATGAGTGATACAGCAGAAGATTTAAATTACCAAGTTAAAAACCTTTTACTTGCTTATCCTTCTGATTGGTACATACAAAAAGACACTTTTGATGCTGTAAAAGACTCTATACAGCCAATAGTAAACTTTTATGAAGACAGTGGTGTTGAGCCTAGACAAGACACAAAACTCGATAATATAATCAAAGAACCATTAAAAGATGTCTATACAGTGCCATTTTTTTCAGAGAAGTTTTGCGACATACTTCTAGATGAAATGAAGAACTTAGAGGCACATTTTGGCTTTAACCCTAACCCAGAAGAAGATAATTTACGGCAAATACCAGAAATAACTTTTCAAGATAATTGTCCTCAAATCTTTCAATCTCTAATGCAAACGATATATACTATAGGAAATCCTATATTTTTGAATATTTGGAACCGACACGTAGATAGTGGTGGAATACAAATAGCCAACTATAATTTAAGGGATAAAAAACAAGGTGCTTGGCATCACGATGCAAGTGCTGATATTAGTATGGTAGTTCCTTTGAACACTGGAAAGTACAAAGGTGGCGGAACTGAGTTTTTAAAACGTGGTACAGTCGAGCCCTTACCTACAGGCCACGCTCTTATTTTTCCGAGTTTTACTCATATGCACAGGGGACTTGCAGTAGAATCAGGAGATAGATACTTATTAGTATTTTGGTTAAAATGTTTACAGGAATAATAGAGCATGAATAGAATAGATAACTCAGGAACAGGCATAGCAGGTTTAGGAAGAGGAGAAGACAGTATGCTTGCCCACGTAGCACCAGGAGAAATGGTAGTCCCACCAGTTATTTCTCCACAAACACAACAAATAATACAACAAGAAATGATGTCTGCTGGACTAGATCCCAATGAATATACTGTGGGTCAAGGCATGTCTATTAACCCTATTACAGGTATGGCAGAGTTTGGCTTCCTTAAGAAGCTTGGTAAAAGTTTAAAGAAAGTAGTTAAAAAGGTAGCTCCTATTGCAGGTGCCCTGTTAATACCTGGAGTTGGAGGTGCACTAAGCGGTGCTTTAGGTGGTGTAGGCAGTGCTATTGGTGCTGGCATGAGTAAAGTTGGTTTAGGTGGTCTTGCAAGTACTTTAGGCAATGTTGGATCTAGTATTTTGAGCACCGCAGGAAATATAAGAGGCGGCATAGGCGGCATGTTAGGTATGGGTGGTGAACAACCTGCTCAACAAACCATACAAGAAGGCGATACTCTGTATAGCATTTCACAAGCAACAGGTGTTCCAGTAAATGATCTTATGAAAGCAAACGGCATTACCGATCCTACAGCTTTAGTTATTGGCAATACCATAGCAATACCAGGTGTCAATGCACCAAGCACAAGCGGTGGTTTTAATATTGGCAGAACAATCTTAGGTAAAGGCAACACACCTGGATTTATAAAAGGTATTGAAGATTCTATAAAAGGTCCAGATGGGCAATTTGGTGGAGGAGATGGTAGCTTTATGGGAGTTGGGTCAGGTGGTATTAATCCAGGATTAGCTGCTATGGCCGCACTTTATGGAAAAGCTGTCAAAGAAGATTATAAGAAGAAAGAAGGTGGACTTAAAGATATAAGACAATCTGTAAGACCAGACTTGATGCCTCAACAAACATTCCAAGGTTTTGATCTAGGTATTAGAGGTGCTGCTGAAGGCGGACTACAAGAACTAGATATGCGTATGGGTGGTCCTTCAATAGGTCCAGGAACAGGTACAAGTGATGATATACCAGCTATGTTAAGTGATGGTGAGTTTGTTCAAACAGCAAAAGCTAACAATGGTTTAGGTGGGTTTAAAATAACTAAAACTGAAACAGGTATAGAGCTTATACCAAACGGTAAACCAAATAGACAAAAGGGTGCAAAAAATATGGATACGCTTATGAAAGTATTTGAAAACTATAACGATATAGGTAGAGTCTAATGGGTTTTTTATCAAAAGCATTTAAAAATCAAATTATGTCACCTATTGGTAGACCAATTCCTGCTATGGGTGTTAGGCCTATGTTAAGAGAGCCTGGAATAGATATAGCAGGTGAAAGAAGCATATTTGGGCAGCAAAGCCCATTTGGTCCACCTTTAACTCCACCTGTAAATATTAGTGGTCCAGTTTTACCACGTAGAGACCCACGTATAATCCCACCAAGACCACGATCAATAGGCGGCATAGGTGGTATTAATCAACCACAACCAATTATGCCTATAAATGTTCCTGGCGGTGGCGGTATTGATTATGGTGGTGGCGAAGGACCTCCGTTATTACCTCTACAACCACCAAGTATAGGAGGTCCTATAAATATTGGCACTCCGATTACTGGTCAACCTTTAGTTCCTGGTAGTGGAAATGTACCACCAATACAAGATGATGGTTTAGTAACTGATCCATACGGCAATAGAATAGATCCTAACAATTTACCAGATAATATGGTTTTAGAAGATGGCGGCCTTAAAGGAGGCATGAGAGCTGTATTTGCACCAGACTACGCATTACAACCAAATGATCCAGGCTATATGAGTAACGATCAAGGATTCAATCGTGGTATTGAGCAAATAATTAGACCACCATCAATCGGTGGTCCAGGTGGAGGTATAACTTCTATAGGACAAATAGGTCAAGATCCTAGAATACCTAGAATGATTAATGAAAATCCAATACCTTTTGATCCTAATACACCAGTAGATATAAGTAATATTGGTTCAGGCGTACTTGATCCTGGAAAACCTATACCTAGTATGGGTCCACCTAAACAACTTAAACCAATAGAACTAAACGACTTTGGCTTTGGTCCAGGTATTAGACCTTCAGAGATTATTACTCCAGATGGACAGTTTATTGGCTCTGGAGGCGTAACACCACCAACTACAACACCAGGAAGTGGTATAAAACAACCTATGCCTGTAAATGATGGTCCTGGAAGCATGGGCAGACCTGTAGCTCCAATATTAGGTGGTAGTGATTTTTTACCAAAACCTCCAGGTGATTTAACAGGTATAGGACAACCACTTAGAAATGAAATAGGTCCTATAGGCGGAAGTAATGCGGATCTTTTTGATCCTAATGTTTCTGCTGGTTCTGGATTTTTTGATGATCCTCTAGTACCTAAAATGATTAATGAGAATCCAGTATCTTTTGATCCTATGGGTCCACCTAAACAACCTAAACCAGTTGAACTACCAGACTATGGCTTTGGCCCAGGCATTAGGCCAACAGAAATTCGTGGGCCAGATGGAAGAATTATTGGCCCAGCAGGTGTAACACCTCCACCACCTATTTCAGATCCAGTAGTTGATCCTGTTACACCAACAGTTGACCCAGTAGTTACACCAACAGCTCAAACAGACCCTACACAAACACAAATGGCTATGGGTGCAATGGATCCAGTATTGTTACAACAATCTGCATCTGAAGTACAAACAGACCCATTATTAAGATCTTTATATTTTGGAACAGCAGATCAACCAGGTTTTTACAATCAATTACAGCAAGCAGGTGCTAATCTAATTGGCAGTGATGTACCATTACAACAAACTGCAGGATTGTCCCCACTAGAATTATTAGCTAGACAACAGGCTATTTCTGGTATTGGTGGTTTTGAACCATTTTTACAACAAAATCAAAATTTAGTTAATCAGGCTATAGATCAATCTAGGAGAGCAGAAACACTTAGAGATCCTTACTATGGTAGAGCTGAAAGACAGATGCAAATTGGTGCAGGAGAAGAATTACAAGGTATTGGTCAAGCACGTGGAATTACTACAGGAGCTACAGATAGATTTGGTGGTTCTCTAGGAAGACTTGGAAGACAAGCTATAGGTAGTACACAAAATTATGGTGGAAGTCTTGGTGAATCAGAGGATTTACTAAGAGGAACATTAGGTGCTTATGATCCAGGCATGACTCAACAGTTCTACAATCCTTATGAGGATAGAGTAGTACAACAAACCATTGATGATGTATTAAAAGCTGGAGACAAGCAGGATATAGCATCAAGAGCTCGTGAGATTAGCTCTGGTGCCTTTGGTGGTAGTAGAGCCAGGCTTGGAGCAGAAGAACGTAGAGAGTCTTTAGGTAAAGGTTTAGCACAAGCTTTAGGTAACATAAGATCACAAGGATTCCAAAGTGCTCAAGCAACTGGACTAGGTGAGTTTGCAAGACAAAGAGCTGCTGAAAGAGCTGCAAGTAGTGGCTTGGCTGGATTATCTGGTTCAAGACTTGGAGCACAACAACAACTTGGAAGTACCCTTAGAGGTCTAACAGGTGATCAGTTTGGTGCACAACAGCAACTTGCTAGTAGTCTGATGGGATACGGTGCGGCTGGTTCAGGTGCAAGACAAAATCTTGCTACTGGGTTGCTTGGTATAGGACAACAAAGAGGTGCTGGTGCTTCAGCATTAGGATCACAATTAGCTGGATA